GCAAATGCTACAGGACTTGTCCCTTCACCAATAAGAACAGCGTGAGCTGTTAATGTTGTATCTCCAGTTCCTCCTTGAGGAACAGGCACAGGAATTGTACTAACCCCTCTATTACCACCTGCCTGTGACATGATCTAGGCCCCATAATAAGTAGAAATGTAGAACAACCCAGTCCCTGCAGAACCTTTCACATAGAACTGAGTATTTGCTCCAACTTCAAAGATTCCAGCGGTCTCCTTATCAGAAGACACATCCAGAAGAACAAAACTTCCAGCCGGCAAAACTTCATGATCGTTGGTTCCATCCCAAGAAAGGGTTGCAAGTACAGTTGAGTTGTTGGTGAATTTGATTATCCGAGTAGGATAAGTCAGCTTCGTTCCAACCGCCTGATAGCTTCCCGTGAACGTAGCCGAATCAATGCTCCGGATAGTGTCTGGTAAAACCTTTGTACTTAGTGCGCCCATGTTTCCCCTTAGTTCACAATATCCCAGCCGATTACAGAAACGTCTGAGGCTTGGAGTGCTGTAGCATCAGCTGCTTGCCATGCGTTAATTATAAACGATGTGCCGTTGGTGATAGTCCCTACGCTCAGTTGTCCTAGAGCAGCAGCTCCAGTTGCTCCAACGCTTTGGCGCCAGATGCGGACTTGTGAGCCAGTGGCAACTGCTGTTGTGCTAACCGTTGCTGTACCGCCTACGAGGGTTACAGTACCTGTGGAGTTAGCTCCAGCGGTTGTGGTCGTTGCGACGCTTGTGCGGATCATTTTGCTTCCCGCAGCAATAAGCGTAAGGTTTCCTGAAGTAGTTAATCTTGCCGCTGTTCCTAAGGTCAACGTTCCAGCTAAAGCTGCGTTGTTTAGGAAAGTTACATCTGCCAATGTCAAGGCACCAGCACCGGCTCCAGCAACACAGGGGTTTGCTGATGAGTTAATGGTCACATTGGAAACGCTGAATGCGCCTGAAGAACCGTGAGAAATTGCAGCTGTAGCGCCCGTTGACATTAAGCTATTTGCTAAGGCTACAATTGCTGTTCCCGTAGTCGTCACAGTCCCAAAAAGATTGCTTCCAGATCTTATATTAGCAGTAACACCAGAGCCTAAAGTCATTGGGCAACCAATGTTTACCTGCTCAAGTGTAAGAGAAGCTCCTGAACCTGAGTAAGTGAATGTTTGTCCTGTGCCTGCTCCAATATTGGCATTGGTAAAATAAACTAATGCTCCGCCTGTATTGTTAACTCCACCGTCATTAGTACTCCCTGTTCCACAGCTGTTTGCAAGAATTTGCCCAGTCCAGTTTGGAAGGTTAAATACATAACCATTAGTTACGTTAATAAAGCATTCTTCAATGAAAACTACAGCCGTTCCCGCTACAGCACTGCTAAAAATATGAGTCGCGCTTGTCAAAGTAAGATCTTGAAACTGGAACTCGCCAGAAGCAGGGGGAGTATGAACTCCAATAATTGTTGTGTTTCCGTCTATTGATCCTGCCACGTTGATTGTGCTATACAATGTTAAATTCTCTGTGTAAGTCCCAGGTCTTACATAAACCGTAGCAGGCGTTCCAGCAACTTGGGCGGCATTTATAGCAGCCTGAATAGTCGTATAGTCAGCAGAACCATCGGCAGCTACAATATACTTGGAAAGAGGCGCTTGCCCATCTACAGTAGTTTGTTCCCAGTCAGCTTGAACAGTACCGCCAAAGGAATTTTTAGAAGTCATAACCCATTCAGAGTTATTGGATTTATTAATCCAACGTTTCCCTACTGGATATCCAGCATCCGCTGAGGTAGGATCGCGTGTTTCAATAACTGGTAAAAAGTCGGCTGAAGATACAATTCCGTTGCCCTGTGAATAAAGTGACTGTGATTCTTGTGACATAATTTAAGCTCCTGTACTTCCTTCCATTTAATTAATAATTATTTACTTGTCTAGTAGGATTCTAAGAATTAGTGAGATTGTGCGAAAATAAGGCGATTTGGTATATTGCTAGCCAATAAACGGAGTAAGGTCATGGACTGGGTTCAATTTGCATTGTTTTTCATGGGAGTATTTGGAGTATGGATGTGGAGTCGAGCTGAATCTAGAGCGGATATGAGGCATTCAGATTCTAAGATCGATGGGTTGGTCAAAGCAATCCAGGATGAAATGAAAGACTTTCATGGTAGACTTTGTGCAATTGAAGAAAGGAATAAGAGGGGATAATATATGCAGCTTCAGAACCTAAATATAGAAACCGTGCTTACTTTAGTAGCTCTATTAGGAGGGTTGATTGCCTGGATGTGGTCACGACTTGACAAACGTTTTGACTCGATAATGAGCGAGCTAAGAGAAATGAAAACGGACATTTCTAAAATACAAGTACAAATGGGTAAAATACAACAAAAAGAAGATGATGAATTCAAAGCTGATTTGAAATTAATTCTTCAAGAGAATAAAAAGAACAAATAAACTTGGATTATTTATGATTCTATCTTTATGGGCTTCTTTGGCTGTTTTAATAATTCACCCGGATGGGAAAACAGAAAGAATTAATCAAAGGTACGAAGCTCGTTATACTCACACTGGGAATGGGGATTATCAATTTCAAGACAATGAAGGTAATCGGGGAAATCTGACTAGGGTTAGTGATGATGGAGATTATGTATACAGGGGTAGAAATAACAACAGTTTAATCATTCCGAATCCTAAAAAAACAAAGAGATAAATTATGGATCTATTATTTTGGGTTGCTTTTTCAGGTTTATTAATTTGGGTGGGTGGAATGGAAGAAGACTCTAAAGAAAAAGAAACAAAGGAAATTATAAAAAAAGTTATTGACCAGTCTCGCTAGACTCTCTTCTGAACTCTTCTATAGATTCTTTCTTAAGTTTCGGGGAAATCTTAGAATTAAGTTTAAGCAACTTTTCATCATTTCCTTCCCTAAGAGCCTTTTTATATTCTTCTTTTCTTCCCTTATTCCAAATACTTCGAGTCATTTGAGAGAAGAATGTTCTATAGCCAGCACCTCGTATGCCTCCACCGCCCAGAACAGCAATCAAAGTGCTAGAAGAAAAAGGTAAATCCTCACCTTTTAGAGATTGAGAAAGAATTTCTGAACCAACTCCTATCAAAAGGTCTTTTCCTATTCTGGTTTTAAAGAAGTTTTGACCCCCATTCTTCAAGCTTTCAAGAACTTGTTTAAGGTCGTTTAATACTCTAGAAGTTTTCTCTGTAGCCTCTTTAGCAGTAGTAGCCCCTTCCGACGCGCTCTGAGCTGCCTTAGTCACAGGTTCTTCCCCACTAGCCAGCTTCTCCATTCGACTTCGAACAGCTTCACGTTCTTTCAGGATCTTATCTCTAAGTCGTACATCTTTTGTCTGAGCGGCAACCTCTTCAAAGGCAACGTCGGTTGCGTGAGCTGCTTGTTCAGGTGATTTAAGAGCGTTTTTAGCAAGTTCCTTAACTTTCTCATTGCCAGCCTGCCGGGTATATTTACCTAAGCGATCTGCAGCAACCTTTCTCTGTTGAGTTTCTCTGAGAGCCATCTTATGACGATGAAGGGCATTCTCAGCCTCAACGTGATCAATGAGTTTCTGCACTAATTCTTTTTCTTTGTTTAACTGAATTCCCTGCTGCAAGGGAGCCAATGTCTTGGCGTCTTTCAATTTAGCTAGCTCCTGGTCCAGTTGATTTAGACGAGTTCTATATTCGTTGGCATATCCTTCATGAACCTTTGTGAAATAGTCTTCATGTCTAGTGCTAGGAAGAGCGTTCTTTTTAGATAGAGCTTTGGCCTTCTTAATCATTTCAGGATTGTAATCTCTCAATGCAAGATGAGCCTCTCTACCTTCAGCTAATTCATCACTAATACGCATCAACTTGTTTCTGGCGGCCTGACGCATAGGCTCTGCGCCTACTCTAGCTTCACCGGTCTTAGCATTGTTGATCGTGTTTCTTAAGTGGAATTCAGCTTCATTTAGTTCTTTTACAGCTGATTCATAAAGGCCTTCTAACTGAGCTCTATGTTCAGGAAGGGCACCTCTAGAGAGTTGGTTTTCAATCGATCTAACTCGCGCAGCAGTTCTATGATAAGCCTCTTGGGCCTTGGGTAATTCTGCTTCAGCAATAGCCATTCTCTTTGCTACACCAGCTTCTCCAACTGGAGTCTTTGGAGATTTGGCCTCTGCTCTAGCAGTACGCTCTGCTGCATCAGCTGCAATTTCATCAGCATATTTAGGATGCATCTTAAGTTGCTTTTCTCGGATCTCTGCTTGGGCATTAGGTTTAAAGATTTTCCCTTCAAGAGCAGCACGTTCAATGCGAGACCCTGTAGGGCCTCTTACTTCGCCTGCAGTCGATCTTTCCCCTAAACCCTTCCCAACTACCTTAACTGGCGGTTTAACGCCGCTAGGGGCCTGTTTAGGGCGTCCAAAGGCATCTTCAAAGATCCCTGAAGTAAGAGTTGAGTTTTGACGCATTCTTAGATTCTTTGAAGCGCCTACAACTTCTTCTGCTGCCGTACCTAAACCGGAACCTCCAGAAGAAGCTCCTTTAAACTTCCCGCCTAACCAATTCAGCCCCTTCAGGAGAGAGCCTATTGGTAGGAACGAAGATGCAAACTCACGTTTTGAGGATCTCTCAATTTCTTCTGGTGATTTTCCCTCATTGATCCACTGACCAACTTTATTTAGAGCCTGTCGGACAATATTTGGATTCGCATCAGGAGCAATGAACCCACCTCTTTTTAGCCCTGCTTCAATTACATCAATAGGCATGGCTGCTAAATTGGCAATTCCAGAACCTACTTCAGCAAGAACTTTTCCAGGATGAGATGCTATATCTTGAGCGTGAGAAGCGGCAGATCTCCCCAACCCCTTATTGAATTCTCCAAAGCGCTGCATTACAGATTGATCGCCCGAATATTTTTTCGGTCCTGGACTTTCCTGGAATTGGTTAATGAACTCGCCTAGAGCGCCACCTACGAATTTATCGTCTACTTTGGGCCCTCTTCCAAGTTTACGAGTCTCAGCGAACCCGCCTTCGCTCCCTAGGCCCACCCCACTCTTCTTTCCAGATCTATTTTTTATATCATCTAAGGCTTGGCGAGTTGCGTTCTCATGAGAGTGACCTGCCTCAGCATATTTTCGAGTAAGATCGCTTAAGTCGTTATAACGATTTTCATCTTCTAGGTAGCTTGGGTGGAATTTCTTAAGATACGCATCCATGGACTTAGGAAGTCCCTTGGTTTTTGCTGCAAGCTCTTTTGCTTCTGTCTTTTTATATTTAGCATATTGTTCCAAACCTTCAGGAAGTTTTTGCCCAGCCTGATTAAGCCCTCTTAAGAATCGGTCGCTAAAACTTTCTCGATCATTTCGATCTATGATTCGGACCATTGATTAATCCCCGAATGCCGAGCCGAAACTGGCTCCGATTGAACCACCTAAAGCAGCTCCGGCAGGTCCACCAAAGTATCCTCCTGCTGCAGCTCCTGCAACTGGAGCGATTGCACCGGTCAAGGTCTCATACCACTTCTTTTTTCTCTTCTTCGGCATGTATTCATTCTCGTACGGCTGTCTACTAAAAAGATCTTTAGAAAGACCTAAAAGACCATTCAAAGCCTCGTCTTGAAGACCTAATCTCTTCTCTTGTAGTGTTGCCGCTAAATCGCCAGCAGCTCCTGTGGTCTCATTTTGAAAAGCAGAAGAGTTCCTAGCGCTCATCTGACCCGATCCTACGCCTGCGTATCTAGAACTAATATTTCCAAGTAATCTATTAAAATTCTCAAATGCCGGTTTTTCGATGGCATCAAATTGGGATGGATCCCCCGCAGCTATTGCAGATCTTCTCTGTAATCCAGCTTCAACTCCTGGTCTAGAAATATCTAAATATCTCTCTCGGGCAGCAGCAGATTGCGGATCCATCGTAGGAACTCTGATCTGATTGTAACCTGGTATCTTACCTGACATGGATGTAGACATATTAACCTCTAAAATGTTCTATATATCATTTATGTAAATAAACGATCTAAATTATTGCTGTAAATATTCCAAAACAACAAAACCACTTGTAATTGCAGGGGCGCCACCTCCTTTAGTAACTACTACCTGAGTTGCTGTAACACTCACGCCAACCTGATTTGCGGCAGTAGGATTCACATAAGGCAAAGGATAACTCACAGTCCCATCTGTAAAAGTGCCATAAATCCTTGTGTAGGAAGTGACCCCAGTTAACCCATGGTTAAAAGTCAAGGTGGCATCTGAAAATTGATAAACCCTTCTTTGAGTCTGTCTCTTGGTATTTATATTAGAAGAGTTGTCGGAAAACCATTTCTCTCCAGTTATGGAAGAGGCTTGCTCATAAATTCCAATGACACGTGAATTCACTCCATTGGCTACATCTACATACATCTTCGAAAGAACGTTCTCAAGGAGAGCTGGATCTTGCGTAAACTTACGAGTGGAATCAATATAAGGAGTAGTCTGAACAGGGTTTACCGTCATGATAAAAGAGACCCTCTATCCACATTAATCTGAATTCCTTGCAATACGATCTCACTTGTTGCAAAAGTCAAATCTCTCATTTGAACGTCGCTCAATGTAATCCCGACTTGTACAGAATCCCCTTGAAGACTGGTATTTACTCTATGCCAAATCTGAAATTGGTTTGCCGCCGTTGGCATCTGAAGATTGTCTGCTTCTGGACATGTGAATAAGATCTGAGAATAGATAAGAGAGTTGTTGTCTGGAGTCGGGCTAGTCGTTGGCACAATAGAGCTTTGGTTCCACGCCTCATCTGGATTCTGACTTAGGTAGATATTCAAAGTTGCCTGACCACTCGAAGTCTTATCCAAAAGATACTTTTGAACCCCGAGCCTTACTTGACGCCCCTCGTTCCAATAGACTGGGAATTGCTTTGTCTGAATCAAAGGTTGGCTTAGTCTAGTGAAAGTTCCTAATCCAAGGTAAGTTCCTGCAGGATTTGATAAATCTAATACAAAATTGTTCGCATCTACTATTTGAATAACGCGCCCAATCTGATTATTGTTCGCCGTAGTTCCTAGACACCCCAAAATCAATAGATAATCACCAACCTGGACACAATGATCGACCGAAGTAATTAAAGTGTTTCCTGAAGGGCTAGAGCTGTTTTGGATATTCGCAATGTTTCCGGACCTTCCTTCACCGGTTCCTTGACCCTTAATTAGGACAAACCCTTGCGGATTACCTGCTACAATGGACGGAAACTGAGAAGTGCTAGACCCGGAGTTCCAAGACTCCCTCCAAGTAGCCCATGTTGAAAAAGGAAGAGTTGCCCAAGTATAACTGCTAGATCTTCTGAATGTCCCATGAGAAGTAAAATTCTCATAGAGAACAGCCCAAGTATCATCTCTATAGTTGAAAAGAAGGGTTCTAGTAGGGAATTTCCAGTCACTTTCATTGATTGGATAGGAAAAATAAATCCACTCCTTGAAGTAGTCTCTAGCTGCATTGACTCGATTGACGCCATTATCGTTTGCTTCAACCTGGAACACCTCATCTGGGATATCTACATCAATGCGGGAAGTGCTCACTTGATTAGTAAGGGCAATCCCGTAGGTTCCTAGAGTAATTCCCCCTTTATCCAATGTAACTCCAGAAAATGTAGCACTAGACCCTATTTCCGAGTTGATCGAATAAAATCTAAAAGGATCAAAATCATTTCCACTATACACAAAGCGAGTCTGTCTTCCTGTAAAACCGACCAAAAGAACGTCTTCATTGTTGTTGATCGTCACAATAGGTTGAGAAATCCCAGCGGCTAAAAAACCACCTCTTCCGCCAGCATCTACATACCATGCAGTGGTGTCAAAAGTCTCATTGGTTGGGACTAATGCGTTGTAATAGGGAGTTCCGTTCCAGCTCCATATGACCGTGTCTTGCAACTGGATTGCAGCCCCTGTCTTGGTTTGAATCCATGGGGCAAAGAAAAGAAGTCTATCTTTGAAAGGAACTATAGCTTGAGCGCCCACAAGATAATAAAGAGCTGCAGTCTCCCCATCTATAGAAACGGTTGTTGCGGTCAGAGGAGGGGCAAAATTTACCCATCCTACAGTGTTTGTTATAGACAAGCCTGTCTTATTGGTCGGATCTCCGTCATACCAACGGATCCCATCTCCGGATCCTGAAGTTTTCGTAAGAGTTTGAAAGATCCCGTTATTATTGATCGTCTTTCCAGTAGTATCTACAGCCACTGTGAATGAATTTGCACCAGTCACTGTGATTATGAAGGACTTGCCATTCAAAGTTCCTGCATCAGCGCCAGTGATTTCATTGAAATAAACATAGTCACCTGTCACAAGTCCATGGGGAGCTGCTGTTGTCACAGTGGTCGGATTTCCAACCACAATCGTTGCGATATTCAAAAAATTAAAACCAGGCTTGTTATTAGTGGCCCAGAAAGCGCTTTGATAGTTGGTAGACCAAAACTGCTGATAATCTTGCCCAGACCAAACTACCGGGTTGCTAGAACCCTTGTAATAGCTGACACTATAAAATGTAGTGTTCGCTGGGTTAGTTTGGTCCACTTGATAGGCATATGTATCATCAAAAGAAAGAAGCAGAGGATAGGGAGAGCTTGAAGTGTTAGGCATGTAATCTTCAAGACCCAACACAGGAAATCCTGGATAATAAGAAAAAGTGCCTATCACATTTGAAGCTCCGCCACCCGAAATAGTGAAGGCTCCGCTTGAATAATTGATTGTCCCAGAACCTGTAGGAGTTCCTACCAGAGTTCCGTTAGGTGTGGCTGGTTCGGTATATGTATTTGCTCCCACCACCAAGGAAATAGACCCTGGAACTATGCTTCCAGAAGATGGAGATGATACGGCAGTTAAAAGATTGCCAGCTCCGGCCACAAGAGTTATTTGAGCATATTGCCAAGCATTAGGAGCCGCAGCAAGTTGAACTTGCCTTTGGAGACGCCCCAATAAAATCGTTCCTCGCTTCCTTTTAGCCCTCCCTCTCCAAGAATAGAAGTTATATAAAGTCGGGAAAGCGTCATTATCAATGACAAAAGGGATCCTGTTGGTCGTCAAACCCTTCGCGAAGTTACCAATCAGGATTTGATCAGACATTTTTCCTCAAAGCTGTTTTACTTCAAAACTGAACGTGGCTGGGTCAACTCCAAAGTTTCCGGTCAATCCTCTAAAATTAAGTTGGAAAGTGCCTACGCCAGTGATGACATAGCCTGCAATGGTTCCTGAAGAAAATGTGTTTTGCATTTCACCGGATACCAAAACAGTGAAGTTAGAAGTATTTACAGCATTTGCTGTGAGTGTCACTGTGTATTGCCCCGCTGCAACACGAGTCACGTTTGATACATTGTAAGACTGGGAAGACACAATTCCTGAAGCATTACAAAGAGCCCATGCACGCGTACTGCTTAACTGATATGGCACATCCCCATTCCTAAAAAACAACTGAGAAGTTGTATTTTTAGCAACCCCAGGAGACGTGTAAACAGTTGAAGCCAAACCAGTTTGAGCTCCCGGCACGTTATTTCCAGGGAAAGTCACTTGTAAGTGCTGACCGCCATTTGCTGTATTAAAACCAACATGGTCCACTGCAATAAGTCCTGAAGTGGAGGCATTGTTTTGAAGCATAAGACCCTGATCATCAGCCGGATCGTTATTAGCTGCAGGGATTGTTGGGGTGAATGTAAATGAAGACATACTAGTTTCCTTGTCCAGGTTGATTGGTCCAACGTCCTTGGCCAAATGATTCGCTAAATATTGTAGGTGTTCTGTTTACGCTTCGTTGGCGATCTGTTCTTCGCACAACAAGCATCTCTTGTTCTCTAAAAAATGGTTCATATCTATCGAACTGATCCCAGTCTCCCGTGTCGCTTAAAATCTTGCGTGCAGCACCACGCGCAATGTATTCGGCCATGTATCCAAACGGAAGAGCGGCAGCACTATTTAAAAAAGCCGCAGGAGTCAGATATGCCTCAAATTCAACGAGATATATATCATCAGGTATAGGTCTAAGAGTGATTGTGTTGTTGTAAAAAATAGTGAGGCGCGGCATGCCTGCAGCGAAACTCACATACTTCACCTGGATCTCATTTCCAGCTGGGATTGACACCCCAAAATTAGCATTTGTCACTGCGCCAGTTGAATAATTGATAGTGCCACTTACGGTTGCGCTTCCTGATTGCAAGTTACTCTGTAACATAAGGTTACCAACATTTCCATCTCCCGTAGGTAATGAAGAAGGATAACTTGGACCAACGTCCATTAAAGTCACTAAATTGTTACTTGCATCCACTGCTGTAATGAACACCCCAGGCTGCAAACTTGGATATGGAATAGACGCTCCATTCAAGATCGCGTTCTGCCCAATCACATCAATATTTGCACGCATAATTGGATTGTTAATCGTTGAGAACGAGTATATTGAACTACCATCTGCAACAACGTCATTCTCTTCATTGTTATAGATATACGGGTAAGACTGGACAACAGAATTTCTGTCTGTGTAGAGAGGAATGTTGTATCCATCGCACATCACAGGCCCTTCCAACATTTGGTAAATTGGATAAGGTGCAATGGTTATACCACCAGGCGCAGTTGCTTGGTTGTAATAAGGTATATTGTACTGGTCTACAAGAGATTGCGTTAAAAAGTTGTATTTGGTCTTCAACTCAAATAGCTGCAAACGTGCAGACATATCAGATACATAAAATCGATTGACGTAATCGATAATCAGGGCGTCCGTCATTACCTGATTGGACGCCGTTTTAATGATTCTCCGGACGTAAGTGAGTACATCGGTTAAGAGATTCATGAATCGAATCCTACAACTCGGCAATCGAGCCTTTGTCTAACTTCCGTAGCAATTAACTTACCTTTCATTTCACCGAATTGGTTCGTCTCTACAGTCATTTCGTTTTGCATCGTCAATCTGTGGTACTTTCTAGAACGGATATGTTCCGCAACAAAGCGCGGCACATAGATAGGACGATTGACTGGGATCTGCCAGAAGTGACAATCTTCACCAGCCCACATTGGCTTGTGCCAGAATTCGATCTTCTCACCGGGGAGCTCAACGTTTTCAGCGATTACGCGAATGTATTCCCAACCTCTTTTTCGAATCGCGTCTTGCTCAGGCTTCTTCTTGCCATTAGCAGTTCGAGTCATTGAAGGGACGATTTTAGGAGCATCTGCTTCCAATATTTTCGCTTTCGTCATTTTCGTTTGAGGCTCTAACTCGTTCACAGGAGCTTCATTCATAGCATCTTGAGTAAGAGATGCCATCTGAACAGCTTTCGCGTCGAACTCGGTTTCTAGTCTGTCTACTTCTTTTTGGGCGAACCCACTCGCCAGTTTGGGTTTTTTCATATGGTACCTATCTATTTGGATTTGTGTTGTTTATAAAAGCACCGCTCACAGTTGAACCATTCGAAGTTGTTGTGCGCGATGAATTGTTTTTATCGCCAACAGCGCTCACTTGCGCCCGCATATTTCCCGGGTATGTTGGAGATGAAATAAAGTCCGTAAACTTAAGAGTGTTAACATCTACGGTAAAGTTTGTAGCTGAAGAAACAGACGTGACATAAGCCAATTGATTGTTCAATTCGACCATCCCGTAAGGGTTCGGAATATGAAATCTAACGAGCTGCCCAACAACATAGAAATTCGGTAAACTTGTAGTAACAGAAGTTTCAACGCCCTTCGTTATGTTCGCAACCCTCACATTGATAGGTATATATGGAACAATAGAAGCCATGAAACTCATTACCTTTTAAAAAAGGGGGACATTTGTCCCCCGCTTTGTATATATCTTAAGCTTAAAGGCTTAAGTCGTGAGCGTACGCTCTCCAATAAATGGTATCAGCAGCTGTACCGATCACAGAACCACCAATCACAAACCCTTGACGAGTATTTGTTTGGAAAGCTCCACCAATCGTTGTGCTATTGATCGTTGTTGGAAGATACGTGTTTGTTACTGCGCCCGTATTGCCATCTCCAATGGTGAGCATTTGCGGCAATGTCAAACCAGCAAGCGCTTGCGCGACTGTTGGGTTGCTATTGAATGCGCTCATTGCAGAAGAGTTTATGCCAACCGTTACCGAAGTTGCTGAGTTAACAGCAGTTACATATCCGGAAACGTATTGACCTAGGCTGTTTGGCGTAGTGAGTTCGACAGTACCCCAAGGAGATACAATGTAGAAATCTACTTGCGATCCAACAACCAAGTTATGGTTGCAAGACGTTGTAACAATTGTCGTTGTACCACGAGTAATGCTCGTGATTACGTTCATGCCAGGGAAGTAAAGGTATGGGTACAACACTTGTCGTACGTAAGCTCCTGCAGGCGAGCCACTCAAAGCAGTGAAGTTTGATTGGTTCGTGTTGTAAGGAATCGTAAACGTTGTAGATCCAGTTACTGTAATAACAAAAGGCATGTTGGAAATCTGCGGCATCCCGGTCGTTGAAGACTGGAAGAGACCTGTCAGAATAACAACATTACCCGTTGCGAGACCATGGGCACCAGTAGTTGTCACAACAGCAGCTGATGCTTTTGTGATACCAGAGATTGCCAATTGGGCTCCCAAAGCAGGAGAGTTTGCTGTGAACGTGCTAAAACCACCACCGGTTGCGGCAGTGATGTAGCTTGTTCCGTCAGCAGGACCAGCACCTGTCGTTACGACAAAAGCTGCGCCTTGTCCCATATCAGTTTCCCACCAAGCGCGAGTTACGCCAGAAGCGGCTACAGCTCGTGTTGAGTTGGAAATCTCGATGTAATCAGGAACGAAAGGGAGACCCACCATTTGTGGTAAACCCGTTGACGTTACTGTTAGTTGGCCAGAAGCCAGTTTTGAATATTCCATATTGATTCTCCTTAAGCTGCGTTAGTTGATGCCAAGAGACCGAGAGCGGTATCTTGGGTTACGGCTTGCGCCTGTGCAAACTTGACGGCCAAAGTGGCGTTCTGAGCGAGAGCCCCAGAATAGTATGGATCTCGATAGATCAACTTCATCGAGTAACCATCTTGGTCAATATGCGTTACAGCTTGTTTTCCAAGGCATGTGCTGTAGAATACTGTTCTACTATTCATTGATGCGTTTGGAAGAGACGCTGCTTGTGAAGACGTCAAGATTCTGAAGTTCAGAATGCTGCCGTACTCAGTTGGCAATGCAGATGCGTTGCTTGGGTATTCCCACTGTGACTTAAATCCAGAACCTGACAATCGATCAAGATCAGACTGAATCATTGTGTTAGCCAGCATGAAATAAGCAGAGCGAATTGGCCCCGTTCCAAATTTCAAATCGCCTTCGATCCCGCTCATGAATTTCATAGCATTTGCGGTATCCAAAACTTGGCCCATCAAAGATACGTCACTGATAGAAATCTCAGTTGGGTTATCTCCGTTAGATCCGCCGTCGCAGTTGATTACCCCAGCAGCAGACATAATGTAGTCTCTGAGGATAATGTCTTCAGCTTGGCGCATAGCCACTGCAAGACGTTCTGACACCCATGCGAGCACAGGATCTTGGTCTTGAAGAATGACTTGTTCATTGATGATGCAGCTCGTTCCGAAGAAAGCGATTTGAGCATCGATGATATCCCGTTGCGGAACTTGTGGAGGAGGTTCAATCCCGCTGTTACCAAGTTGCACTGTAGGAGGAGTTAAAAGACGTGGTCTCAAAAACCGCATCGTGTTCCCACCCAGAACAGGCATAGAGACCTTATCGGTTGGGATGATGTAGTTGAAACCAGGCGTTGGTGTATAAAGCATCGCAGGAGCAAGTGATTGAAGGATCACAGGTCCTAGATTGCCCGTTGTTGTAATAGACATAGTTGGTTCCTAATGTAGTTTTTCATATAGCTACATCTCGCACTCGATGGCGACGAACCAAATACGTCTTTTACGAAATCAAGATATCGCCGTTTTCTTGGAACTCGTGACGTTCCCTTACACGGTAGCCTGTATTACGCTTCAGGCCACAGCGATCAAAAAGAACTAGCCTCTTCGACTGTTTTTTAAAGCTTGGATCTTCTCATAGGCAGACTTTTTGCCCCCTGGAGAAAAATCCCCCATCTGCTGAGTACCACTGCCAGACGTTGTAGGATGGTAGTAGGGGTTTCTCAAATTCGCCTCTACCTTTTCCTTCACGCTAGGCTCTGGTTTCTTATGCAGACCCATCGTTTTGATGGTTTCGTATACCATCTGACCTTTCTCATACCCATCAGGCATACGATCAATGATCGCCGCCATTCTTGGGTTTGTTTGGTCTAACTTTGCCAGCGTATCCGCTGTAACCACATCATTGAAGTCTCTATATTCCGACTTCAGCTGGAAAACAAAGTTTTTTTGTCTCTCATCCTCTAGGATTTTTCTAGCAATAGCTTGAGCACGTTCATCGATCGTGTTTTCAATGTTTTGACCAAATTTAGAAAGAACTTTTTTAAGGCCTTTCCGATTGACATACGGCTCATCATCTACCTCATCCTCATCCTCAGACCCGGCTGCATGCATCTTGTGCGTTTGCGCCTTGATCTTCTCAATTTCTTCCTGCAGCTTCAGTCTTTCAGACCTTTCTTGCTCTGCAGCTTGTACCGCTCTTTCTTTCTCTTGTCTAAGCCTTGCAAAGTTATATTCTTTATCACTTGGCTTTTGCTCTACTGTCTGCTCCACTGGTGCGACTTCAGTTCTTACGCCATCAACCGACATTTTAACCCTTCGTGTTACGAACACTTAAATTACGTTTAATCCCTGTAACGAACGGGACACTCGCGGAAAATCATTGATTCCCCTAATGTCCGGAGTAAAGCTATAAACTATTTATTATTCAAGAGGTTAAATGAAAAATGTTACAATTGATAGATTAGAGACCCACGATAGACTCATTGATTTTAAGAAAAAGAATCAAGATTCAATTGAGGAAAGAATCAATAAAATGATTGTCGAGAATCCATTTGATGGGCTGCCATTTTACATATTTGCCCATAAACGCACTTTAACGGACGCAGAACGGCTTTTGCACTTCCAGACACACCAATACACCATCCAGAACATTCCATCGCATAAAATCGTATGGCAACCGCGTCTCCAAAAGCCAAAAGCTCAAACTAACTCAATGCTCTTCAAAGTAGATCCATCTTTCCCTGATCAAGTCAAAGTGATCTGGATATTGCCAGACAGGGATCAATGGGATGCATCTAGAAAAGGCACCATGTTCCAAGATCCTACAGTCGTTGAATCAATAGAGGCGTTTGATAACGATAGACAATCACTAGAAAGACCTGAACCGGATGACCCAACAGATGAAAAGGCAAGAGCTATCTATAAGAAGCTTTACCCAAACCTATGGGAACGTTTATTTGGAAATAATGAATAGAAGTAGTAAGACACTAATTAAGGTGCCTTATGAAAAGAAACATATTCAGATTACTATTAGTAATTTATTTAATTATCTCCACAATGCCTCCTGAAGTTAGCCAGAGTATTTCTGCTTCTCAAGAAGAGAAAGAAATTAACGACTTTGCTAGTAGAATGCAGGCATTATACGACTTCATAGAAACGCATGCTCCTTTTGTGCACGACATGAGTCGAGATGCCAGACAGCAGGTAATTGAGCACCAGGAACAAAGTTCTCAAGGAAAATAAAAAAGAATGCGGGCAGAAGAGTGTGAAGACCAACCACCCGCATAGCTAGTAAATGAAGGAAAGACTAGCCAACTTTTTTGGGATCAAGTCCCTTAACGCCAATTTGCTTTGGAGGAGTGTTTTTCGTCCTAGATTTCATGGGAACTGCTTCCACATAACTATCTCTGAGCGTGCCCACTTTAGGAGCCTGTCCTACACCCCGGTAATCTCCAGCAGCAACGTTTGAACGCGTATCATATTGCTTCGGATTTACATCCCACTTCATAGACTTACCTTAGTTTCGGAAGTTAGGCTTCATTGGGCGAGACTTCGCCTTAGAAATAGCCGCTTCTTGCCCACGGTAAATATCGCCTTCTTTATCAGGATAATTCGTCATCATCCCAGCGCCAGAAGGAGTTTTCATTTCGCTTACTTTAACATCCTCTGGGAACACTGAACCTTTACGTCCAGAGCCAAGTGGTGCGCTTCTATCTGATATTTTTCTGCTCATTGTAATTCTCCAATCATTTCTTCGCCACCGCCCTGCTCTTGCATCGGTGGCATACTATTGCTTAATACACTTGTAACAAAATCATTTGCAAGAGAAGTTTGTTTAGCATCTGCTTTTTCTCTATCTTCTTCTTGTTCCTGATTATAACTAATTGTTTCTAACTCGGAAGCTTTTAAAGAAGCCTCTAGTTCCCCGTACCTATGGACAAGATCCAATAGCTTCTCGAGGGCCTCGACTTTTGTCTTAGTAGCCATAGCACGATTCTGACTAATCTCAGATAGACGTTCCTCAAATAATCCGATATTGGACTCAGCTCTTCCATGGCGTTCCCTTGCATTTGCAACCTGAGAGGCTGCCGTTGCATAAGACTGTTTAAGCTTAGCGTCGAGAACTGCTGCCTCAAGGTGTTGTTTTTGTTGTTCCATTGCCGAAGCCTGAGCCTGTTGCTCTTCAAGCGCAGCAATGAGTTCGCTCTTACCTTGAATGGTAGAGTGTTGCAAGATGAATTTAGGAGGGATAATACCCCCTAGAACTTGGTTCAGATCGAGCATCTGCTTAAATTGAAGTTGTTGCTGAACAGAAGTATTGACTCCCTCAGCGACAACCACATGATATTTAGCAAACATCTTCGAAAAGAAGTGTTCAGTAGGTTCTTCCCCAAGCATACGCGCCACCTTGCCAACGCTCCACTTGTTTTGAATGATTTTTAATTGAAGATTTCCAAAGAGACTAAGAGCCGTATCCCATTGATCGAAGTACTTTTGCAGTACCATTAGACCCGCTCCCTGCTTAAGCATGATCGCAAGACCGGACTGATCCTTTGTTGCGTTGTCCCCAATGCCAAAGTTCTCCATGCTCACGCCAGTTGTCTTGAAGATCAAATCTTGCATCTGATCGGCTAACTGTAGATCGCCTGGAGGCACTGCATTCGGGATAATCTTTTCAAGATCGGTCATTTCATAACCAGTCTTAATTATAATATCCTTGCCCTGACCAGCATATCTTAGATTCTCTGGATTGGAAATAGAATCTTCTTTGTATTTATAACCAGAGTTAATTGAACTTTCGCTAATATCGTGATTCAAAATGATTCGACGATTAGTTAAATACTGACTATCTCTAGCAGGTCGCACCAGTCCACGCACTCTAAGATTCGGATAAGAAAGCTGAGGATCGTAGTTCCAAAAGATTGGAGTGAAAGGGCATTCATCAAAGCCGAGTGGGTTTTCCCCTTGCCACATAAGCTGATCGTTAAGAACCACAGCCAGCTTCCAAGTAGGGACTTCAACTTCAATAACCTCGAACGCATCGGGACCCGCCTGTTGCATCATTGCTTCTAGCTCTTGGTCATCGCCCGCGTAATCGAAAGTTTCCCCATTCAAGCGGTTGTAGATCTTCTTTTTCTTCCTTCGCCATTTGTACCAAACATAGCTCATGATGAGAAGATCGCTTCGAGCTGAATTGTAGTTTTCTGGAAGGAAGTAAAATCTAGAGTATTTCTGTCCCGACCCCTGCATAGGCGTTACATACTTCGCCCTTTCAGGGAAAAGGGTATCGGCCTCTTGCTTGCTAATGTATTGCTGACACCACACAAAGTTGGCATCAGACATATCCGGCTCTCTAAAATAAGGATCGACCATGAAGCTGTTATAGCTCCAGATCTTCGCATCTAAAGTGCCATTGACCGGATCATCCCTAAAATCTAGAAAAGGCTGTAAAAGAACCATTCCAGTAACACACGCTTCCTCACAGGCTCTCGAATACTTTTCCAAGATCTTCCGATCATTGTTAGCCTTCATGATGAGCTTCGTGTACTGATCGGTCGTCTTAGTGTCCTCAGTTTCGGCAGGTAAATAGGTGATCGATTTTCTATGCTGGCGCTGATAGCCAGTCACCATGTTTATAGGCTGCTGGATGATATTGAAGTGAAAGTTCTGCCAGCTATATTGAGGGGAGAAATTGAAATAGCTATTGATGAATCTCTGCTCACCCGCATAGAAAAGAGAGTCAATATTACCCTCATTCCAACGCGCCTGCTCTAGCGGGTTAAATTTGGTGTAAAGGTTGTCGAGCCAACCCTTGACATTACTTTCATTAGGTTCTTGATTAGAATCCCATGGGGGAGAATAACTTGACATGTATGATGACCCTTAGCCTTAAGGTCACCATACAAATTAATTATTTAATTGGAAAGAGTTCTAATTGATCGGTTTCTCTATTCTTAGGAATATTTAAACTTTCAATTCTAGCCTTAGCAATTTCAGCATATTCTTTTTGCTTCTCAATCCCAATCGCATTAAACCCCAGCCGCTTCGCCGCAAGTATAGTGCTCCCGCTCCCAGCAAACGGATCAAGCAATACCCCATCTTTCGGGGGCATCACGAGCTTGATGAGGTATTCCATTAGCTTGAGCGGCTTGACGGTGGGGTGGTTATTCTTATTTACTGGGACGGGCCTCCCTCTGGTGTCGTCTCCGCCATCTTGGGTGCGTTTGCCAACTATGTCGGGCAACCCATCAAGTCCCCCATTCCTCTCCCTGCTGCTCGTCTTTGCGCAGTAAAAAAACCTGCTGGCACCGCCGGAAGACGAATCATGAATACCGCACATTTCTTCTGGACGATTTCCATATGTTTTGTTCTGCGCGGTAATTTTAGAGCGATCTAGTCGACCAGAAGTGAGTGTCCCGCTCTGCTCATCCAGCATCGCTGCCGCTTCCGCGTCGAACATGACGTTGGCGGGCCAGCGGCCTTTTGGGGCTGTCTTTATTTCGTCTTTTCCTACCCACCCATCATCGTTTAGAGAACCGCGGTGTAGGCCTGGAGAATAGGCTTTAAGATCATCTGTAGGAATTCGCGAAGCATCAATATTAATCCCCGCTTGGCCCCACTTCTCGGCGTTTTGCGCGAAGGTGCCATCACACGGCTTCATGCAAAGGATGATGGGCTCCCATGCTGGCTTAAGTGCAGTTCCGTAACCAGGAATGCCGAAATTGTTATGACTTTTCGGAAATCCACTGCCGTAATTCCAGCTCAAGCAATCGCGTATCTCCCAGCCCGCATCTTCTATCGCACATGTAAGGCGATGATAGGTACGAGTTCCCCCGAATGCGAGTAAAAATGCGCCAGGCTTAGCAATGCGTAAGACTTCCGCCCAGATATCAGCATGAGGGAGTCCGGCGTCCCAGTCCTTTCCCATGAAGCCGAGGCCATAAGGTGGGTCAGTGACAATCGCGCTAATAGAGTTCGACTCCATCCCGCGCATCACCTCGAGGCAATCGCCAGTTATGATGCTCATTCGTCATCCCCCTCGTATGCCATACCCCTTTCAATAGATGAACCTGGGCTTCTCGGAAGAGGCATCCAGTGAGATATTCTATGCCACTCCTCCTCTTTTGTTTTGGCCCACATTTTCCCCTGTACTAATTCCACCATGTAATCGAGTTTATACTCACTCCATTGACCAGAAGAATGAAAAGTTAAAACCAAGTCACCCTCTTGTGGAAGTCGATCCTCAACACTGATCCAATCTGGAATCACAAGGAATTTCTCCATCAACGCATTCCCCCCATCGGCATTCCCATCCCCACATCAGTATATCCCCATCCTAAAGGCCTTGGCGGATTCTGATAAGGATCCGGTTGAGGGTCTCTCTTTATCTTCAGGCGTGTCCCAAAATGGCTATGCACAGCATAACGGAGAGCGTCGCATCCATGGTCACGCACCTTCAAAGGAGCATCTTCTCCAAGCAACACTTTCTTAGGGTCCCATGTATAGCTCTCAATCTCCTTAATGAGATTCTCAGCCTGTTTGCAGATGACTAGATCGCCTTGGCAAAGAAAATTAGCAACGGTACCAATACCAGGGCGTACATCATTAACGGCTTGGCGTATCGGTTTGCGTCTTTTTTTGAACTCCACCTGCAAAGACTCAGCAGATGGATCAAGATACACAACACGAACAGGGTAACCAGCAAGGGTACGCTCAACATCCTCAGCAAACTCTGCGTCAGTCTTTTGACGCCCCATAACTTTCGGGTCATAATAATACTCCTTTTCTACCCATAGCGAAGGGCAAAAATCCTCATTTACTCCTATGAGAACCATTGCAAAAGGATTGCTTGTACCGTAATCGATACCTGCAATATAATACTGTGCATACGTGGGGGGACGATCGACCACATGAAATTTTCTATCAAAGAAGTCGTAAATCGCACCTTCTGCAAGACACCATTCACCTAATACGAATCTCCTACGCCATAAACCGCTGTATAAACGATCCAGCATTTTCTTGTAGTCATCCCCAAGAACTGGGTTGTCTTCCAAGATAAAGTGTAGGGCATACACATCCTTCCCATCTTGTTCATCGATCATCTTCTTGATGGGATGAAATGGAGTGTCCGGATTGGTCGTACCAATCAGTTTACTCCAAGCGTTACTATGGCGAGAATATAGCATGTCCATAAAGTTTTGAGGAAGCAAAGTCATCTCATCGACATAAGAAAGGCTAATGGTGCGCCCCTGTATTCTCCCTACAGAACTCTGGTCATTCGCCCCAATCACCCGGATGTCTTTCCCGCAGAAGTTCAGAACAGCTCCACCCATATTAGAAGGATGCCAAGAACACATGCCCTTAAATGGTGCGTTATCCTCTAACGCAAGAGGCTTGACTGCGTTGTCATATATACTGCCCGCGCTCTTGCCAATCATAATGATATTGTCGTCAGGACACTTCAACACAGCCTCTGCAAAGCGGATCAAAGAACTATGCGTCTTTCCCGATCGAACAGATCCATGGGCGATATTGATTTTAGCTGTAGACTTTTTAACAAACTCGAACTGTTTAGGTGAAAGGCAAACTTTCAGATCTTCCATCAAATATTCCTGACAGGGAAAAAATACCTTTGACCAAAAGGATCTTCTATCTCTAAGAAATCACCTAACGCTTCATCAATGACTGCGCGTATCGGGTCATCTGGGTCGTCGTTCATTTCTCCATCTGTGATGACACAAGCAATTCTTTCCTCTTCATCTAAAATCTTCAGTTGCTCAAGGAGCGCCTTAACGGCATCCTCCCTGTCCTGGTAATCTTTCTTTTTTCTTGCCATAGACAAATCAGCCCTCGTATGATGTATAGGCATAAAATAATTATTTGGGAAGAGGTGGGTACTTATGATAGGTTCGATCGTCTTCTTACATAATGGTGAATGGATGGTACAGAAAAAGAAAACGGCTAGAGAAAAAGCCCAATCCTACCTCTGCTCCCCTCCGTCATCCCCAAAACCATACTACAATAAAAATACGCCAGATATTCACCGCTTGACTGGGGACGCCTTTTTTGACATGGTTGCTGTTCGACTGAAGATGCTGAAGAGGGAGAAAGACTCATGAACGACGATAAGGGCTACTTTGGGGCCACGCTGATGGTGACGGGAGAGGTAGTCTACGTTGGTGCCGACGGTTGGGAGCCCGATCCAGTAGAGCTTGCAATAACCATCCTTTTTTTTGAAATGATACGGGAACGTGAAAAACAACGCTGTCAAGATCTAAGGAAAGACTCATGAGCGATACCCACCCACCCAAAATGAAGTCATACATCCGATATCATTGGGATATTCAACGACAGATAAATGAACTTGAGATGGCCAGACATGAAGGCCGGGCACCTAACTTCGAATTCAATATGCTACGCGGAAGAGGCAGTCAAAGAAACCCCTTTGCAAAATCTGTAACATTTGAGAAAGACTCATGAGTGAAATTCCCCTGGACCATTCATCAAATAGATCGTTGGTAGAAGCCCGAAGAGACCCAGATCCGGAAGAACGTTTCCCAGCATATGTACACTATTGGTTCAATGTGGAGAATCTCCAATTTTTTATTAGGACTTCGAGGGGCTGGCTGAGAGTTTCTGCAGTGCTTGTTGAAAGGAAAGACTCATGAGCGAGCACTCACACCCAGACTGCAAAGACAAAGACTCAGTCCACTATTTTATGTGTCACATGACTCAAAAAGAATTTGAAGAAATGTGTTATAAATATGTAGAACCATCCCAAGAGACCAAAAACTCTGATAAATTTAAATCGGCCATGAAATCTCTTAATGACAATGAGATTGTAGTGGAGAAAGACTCATGAGCGATCTTCTCACCCCAGAACAAAAAGAAAATCACCTCAAAATGCTGGAGGTATACAAAAAGTTCCTGGAAGTTGAAATTGGGATCGAAACAGGTTTCAAGTGGACATTCGAAGAGTTTTGTCAAAAAGTAGAGAAGCTAGAAGAAGATTTCATGGAGTTTAAGAGAAGGAAAGACTCATGAGCGCGTGTGTTGTCTGTAAAACATCAATCGAAAGAGGCATCGCTGTTGGGAACAGTGCCAGTAGCATTGATTTTAAATATTTAGATTTCGAGCAACGGGCCCACCTTGAATGTTATATTGACCTCTGTGTTAAAGAATCGACGAAGAAAACCAAAGAAAAAACTGCTCAAGATCTTAACGAATGACCCCACCACATAAAACCCGTTATCAGACCTTATATGGATTATTTGACTAAAATCTTAACAATGGAACAGAAAAAAGAGGTAGCCCAAAAGTGCTATCGACAGCTTCAGGATTTAAAGGATCGCCTTGAAGGCGAGTATTGTTTTTCTGAAAACGGAGAATTTGTTGAATGCTTTGGGCAACGGTTCCACAACTCTGAAATGTCCACAGATATGTTAGAAGAGATGGAAAAGGCCAGAGAACGCGGCGAGTATTAAGAAAAAACCCCCGAGAGACTTTCATGAACGACTGGATCAGTGTCAAAGATGCGCTACCTGAAATAGATTATGACAAGAAAAAACCATCGGTCAAGGTACGCATAAAGATAAACAACAACGAAGACTTCTGTCTGGACTGTCTATATCGACAGGTATTTTCTTTGGGAGAAAATGGGCAGCCGGACCGAGCAGGATATGTTTTTTATACAATGGGCGGGAAAGCTTATATAGCTACCCATTGGATGTATGCGGCTAAAAAGAAAAAACGCCGAGAGACTTTCACAAAACGGAGAACAAAAGTGTCACAAGAAAATATAAGTGAAATGAAGGTTGAAATCTTAAAAACCGTTCTAACTTGCGATGAGAAAACTCTAGAAGTAATTAAACACTCATTGGAAGAAGGGTGAGGGACTTTCAATGCAACCAATAGATGCAGACCCAGAAGACATTCGTGAGATTATGCATGCGGCAAAAGTAATCCACCAAGCCATTGTAGATAACAATCTCCAAATAGCCTATGTAATGGAGGTGTTGCAGGGCTTGTATGCAAACCAGGCAAGACAACTTGTTTCTTATGAGGAGTACTGTGAAAAGGTTGATCTCCATAAGAAATCTTTCAGGAATTTGTGGGAAAAGAAATCTTAAAATGCTCTACAAAATCATCAAAATTAAATCAGGCGGCTGGGTGTGGAGGCGCATATGAAAATCACCTGCATCGCCGATCTCCACGGATTCTATCCTAAACTTCCAGGCGGTGACCTTCTCATTGTGGCTGGGGATCTGACGGCTAGAGATAAGTGTTCAGAATATTCAGAATTTGCAGCATGGCTTTCTGGGCAAGAGTATACTCAAACAGTTGTAATAGCTGGAAACCATGACAATGAAATTCAAAAAGGATGGTCCCCCTTTGAGGCATTTCAAGACTGTTCATTCAATGAAGTTGAATATCTCTGCGACTCAGGCACCGAATTCGAGGGCCTCAAGATTTGGGGAAGCCCATGGACCAAGACTTTCCCTCGCATGAATCCGCACTGCAAGGCGTTCACCGTTGATACTGAAGAGGAGCTCGCTGAGAAGTGGGCATTGATTCCGAATGATGTGGATATTTTAGTGACTCATTCCCCCGCTTATGCAATAGGCGATGAAGTTACATCTGGCCCATATCCAGTGAATGTAGGATCTAGATCCATGTGCAAACGACTAATACCTATGAAATTCAAGCTTCATGTATTTGGGCATATTCACGAAGGGTATTGCCACGAACAGTTGAACAGAAGGTCGGATGGTTCTCTTATACACGTCGTCAACGCCTCCCACGTCAACGAACACTACAAACCAGTGAACGCCCCTATCAACATTTCCTTATAATTTATTAAGCTTGCATTAATTAATCTCATAGCATTAAAATAGCTCCCGCATTAGCAAATGAAGGGGTTGTTTATGAATGCCATTTTTAATTTGATTAGAGAAACGGACCAACTTCTCGATGTCTATCATCGAGAAGAAGCTGGGGTTATTCGTCCTTATAGACTTATAGAAAGGTCCTATACAATCTCTGCGGTTGGTATTTCAACATTAGGATTTATCGCCTCCTCATTGGAATTTTACAAAGACCCGATTTCCTTAGTATTTCGAAGATTTGAGGTGTTGGAGAGGGTTAGTGTAGCTTGCTTAGGAATTATGGTTCGATCAACTCCAGAAACCAGAAAAGTCAATCGATTAAACATCGTCGCCATCACAAATCTTTTTCTATACATCGTATTTCCCCAGTATAAAGCATTAAGGTTCACGCTTTCCATTTTGGAAGCCGCCGGGCGCCTGGGCTGGATTTACGACCGATATCAAGGAATAAACCTTCTTTAATAATTACATAAATAAAGTAAAATAGTATGGGCATAGAAAACATTGAATCCTCTTCATTAAGACCTCTTGATTTTGACCAACAGGTGGCTCAAATAGTTGGAAATGAGATAGCGCGTCGCCGAAACGCTATCAATAGAGAGCTTGCTTCACAACTAGCTCAAAACCTTGCGCAACAGATAGTAAACCAGCCGACACCTTTCTGGGATAAGGCAATGATTTTTCTCTTCTGTTTGTCTATAGGCGTAGTGACGAGTTTAGTAATTGTCTTACCGATATACCTTGTAGCATCCGCGGTTGCAGGTGCAGCATTAGGCGTACTTTCAGTCTTATAAAAATCCATATAAACCAAGGAGAGCATATATGACAGCAGCAATTAGTAACGACCAGACTAATTTGTTAGGTAAAGAAATATACACAGTAGATAGATATAGTAATGATTCCAAATCATCTAAAGCAAAAAGAGTGGGCGAGTTTTTAGTAAACAATAAAGTGGTAACAGCAAAACTCATCTGTAAGTCGGCCGGCTCTATCGCATTGGGGACGGCAATCGGCGCTGGCGTTGGAGCAGCCGCTGCCTCCGTTGTTTGCCCACCCTTAGTTTCTCCAGCAGCGAAAGCAGGAGCAGCTGCCGGAGCCATGCTTGGTATCTACGCAAGCGTTACGGTGCACTATGTAGAGTTCCGATCTTCGATGGTTTATGAAAAATGGAAGCAAAAAGCAATACAAGAAAACGTCTACCCCATCTTTGAGAAATACGTAAGCGACCACGTACCGCATAGACTCATTTGCCCCTACACACTAGGGCTAATCAAAGAACCGGTCAGGGACTCTCACGGACACTACTTTGAAAAGTCGCAGATAGATATTGATATGGCCGCAAATAACAAGGTAATAAAATGTTTGCACTCTCAAACTCCTATTACAGATGCGGAGATGGTTTTTGCTCCTGAGTATGCAAGAGAAGTTTTAGAGGCTTTAAAACCTGCTTTTGATGCCGCGATTAGCGATGCTGTTATTGTTGCTGGTGCAATGGCTTTCCAAGAAAACGCGATTGCAAACAGTAAAGCCGCGGTACAGTCTGAAATTGATCAGGAACTTGTCGATATGGTCTCGTGTAAGTCAAGTGATGAAGACCTTGAGAAAGCGTCTCAAAAAATGGCAGCAAAAGCAAAAACCGCCATCCTTAGATGGAGGGTGAGTAAGTAACCAAATAGGCCCAGGTTTAATCGCTTGGGCCTTTATAAAATGAGCTATAAATGATTTTAATATCAGCACTTCTAATATTTTCAAGAGACCATTCTCTATCTCCAAAAGAAAGAGAATACATTGGTTTCTTCGATGACGGGACAGCCGCGCAAGATCATCTCATTAAAGAAAACGACCATGTTTCCACAGACTGCCAAAATTTTTTCAAGGTAATAAGAATCACTGAGGACGGCTCAATGGTTTTGATAAAAACAAAAGAGGCCTAGGCACGATTGCCTAAGCCCCAGAGGTTCCTACTAAGGAGAGCAGGAAAGTTTTAGAATCTGTAGCCAACGCCTGCTTTCAGACCCACATAATTGTTATAATCTTTCAAAAGAAGAGCATAAGGCTCCAAACGGAAATCCCAATGGTACCCGGTTCCGAATCGAAAAGTGATTGGGAGGGATCCGTGGAATCCATAAGACAGGTCTTCCACCTTGTCAACATTTGCTCCCCAGCTGGTTCCAATGAGCGCTTTTGCAGTTAGGCCCAGATCAAAAGAATTGCTGAATGCGTAATCAGCCATAAACCCGATTGTGCCATGGAAAAAATATGGTTCTCTAAAAGTGGTTTCAATTGTGACCCCGCCTTTCTTTTGAATGTAGGACTTTCCTTCTTCCAGATCTCTCAGCATTGAAGCTCCAACAACCGGAGTAATGCTAGAACCCTCTGTGAGGGTGAATGAATGGCCGATACGAGCTTCTACCACACCGATTGTAGTTGAGTCGTTTTTGCCGCGAATGGCGCTAGTTACAAAACTTTCGAAGCCTAAATGAATGGAATCTTTAGCAGATCTTTCGTAGACCAGGCCTGATTGCAAAGCAACGATTCGGTTATTATAAATTGGGGCGCCATCTAAGTCGCACTTAGTAGGGGTCGCAATAAGGGACCCAGAGAAAACAGTAAGGCAAGATAGGGCAGAGAGAAAAATATTCTTCATAACACTCCTTAGGGTTTGTGTATGGCTTCAGCTTAGCAACGGAGCTATTTTTGTGTATAGAAAATATATGAAAGTGGCAGATTGGCAAAGAAATGGGAGAAAGAAGATCATACCGGTGAATCCAACGAAATGATCTTCAACTGAGGAGAAAGAATGAAATTCTGGGAAGGGATGAAGGCCCTTGATGAGGGGAAGAAAGTTCGTGGTATAGAATGGCCAGTGAAAGAGTGGATATCTGCAAGCGATGAATCTGATGCGCTACCTTCATTACATCTTTCTTCTTTGCGGCAAATGGAATGGGAACTCTACGAAGAACTAGAACAGACCCTTTCCTTCGTTGAAGTGTTGAAGGGGCTAAAAGAGGGGAAGAGGTTTAAACGACTTGGCATGGCGGGCCATTTGGGGAAAGAACATTTGCCGTGCGTACAATTTAGAATTGAGGACCTCGAAGCCACCGACTGGGTTGAGGTGAAAAAATGACTCTCGAAGAACTAATACAAACATTTGCCTCTCATGAGAAAATGGCAACAGATCACCATGAAAGGACCATTGATCGTTTTAAGGAAGACCACCCGAATGAGGAGCTGCCAGAACATTTCAAAGAAACATTTCTGTTACCCACTGCATTGCGATTAATGTGCCAAGAAATCTTAGAATTGAAAAAGAAATAAGCTACCTTAGCTCAGTTGGTAGAGCAGCGCATTCGTAATGCGAAGGTTCGCTGGTTCGATCCCGGCAGGTAGCAAAAGATATACCAAGTTACACTCGGATTTGAGTATAAGTCAGGTATATCAATCATTGAAACAATAGCTAAGTAATTTAATTGCTTTGAAGTAAATAAAATATTTAACATAGACACCAGAAATCCCCATCACCTATTCTCCCTGCCTAAAGGGAGTGAACTAAATGACAGCGCCTGTCCAACCAAATTCCACAATACAGACTGACCAAACAACAAAGCAGGAAACCGTTTGCAACTTACACATCTTGAGAGTAAAATCTGCCTTTGAATCGTCTACAAAGGCCCCAGGGTCTAGTATGAAGCAGCAATCTGTCTACTTGATTACTTGCAGAGGGCCTATTAAGATGCGTAAGCCTCAAGATGAAAAGAAGGACTGATGAGCGGCGAATGCGATGATTGCGGGGAACATACAACTGAGTGTGAGTGCGTTGTTATTTCCCCAACGAATGAAACAGGACAAATCACCCTGCGCGGACATGTTGGTTCTAAATGGGTACGCTGCGAAAGTTGTAATCAGTCTTGGGTATTAGTAGAGAAAAATTGTATAAGAACATGCTCTCTTTGTGAGGGAAGTAAATGAAATTCTGGGAAGCGATTAGTGAAATAAATCCCCCTTCCTGTGTACAATAAATGGACGAACCGGAGACCGACACATGACACCAGAAGCAATTCACCTGATCTACGAAATCGCTGGCACGCTCGCTATTGTTGGCGGGGCAGCGTGGAAAATTATCTCGATTATAAATACAAAGCTCCAGTCTTATGACGCTAAAAACCAAGAAAAGCTCCATTCATATGACATTAAAAACCAAGAGAGGTTCACTGTCATATGCGATTACCTTGAGTCGATTGAGACGAGAGTAACGCGCCTCCATGAAGACATGATCTATGTCGACAACGACCTTAGTAACATGGAAGAGAAGATCATTCAGCTTGAATACCGCCCGACAGCGGCGCCAGGCGCTCAGGGCACACATACGCCCATTCAGCCGCTTCCGCAACCGATTAGAAGAATGAGAAGACGCAGGGGGCTTTAATGCGCTGGATAGACCCCGAAAAGAAAAAGCCCCCGATCGGAAGGCCCTGCATAGTAAAGGCCGTTAACCTAGACAATGGGCGACATAGGCTTGTTATAGACTCCTATGGGGCTGCTTATGACGGTGACAATGAATTGGATGGGGATTGTAGCGGACGACTTCGCTTTGGGTGCGAGCGGGAATTTTTAAATACTCGAGTGGTTCTTTACACTATTCTTCCTAGACTTCCAATCACAATTAAACAACGAATTAGCCTGATAAAGATGCGCTATAAAAAGAAACTTATCTGGAGCCTAATAATCGCACTCGGGATTCTCTTCTTGCTCCTTACTCCAGTGCTGATTCCATATCTCAGCGCAATCTTCTGAGATATCGTCGGCTGTGAGACTCTGCATGTGCTTTGTAAACTCGTGCAGACTGCCGCAGTCCTCTACGATATTCCAGGCGATGTATTCGAGTTTAGGTTTCATCACACCACAAAATCATCGACTTCATATTCAGATGGCCTTTTATGGGGCTGACTTGTGGCCATCTTTTGCGTCTTCTCATGAGTAATGCAAAGCATCAAATCTAAAGAAGGGAGTCCAGGCCCTGCGCTAATGTCTGGCCAAATAACATATTCGAAGAACTCGAGCCATTCTTTTCTAAGATCAATGTAGCACTGCTCTGCTTCTGTTTTTGCGCTTGGTTCTGCGCCGAGTTTCTTTTTCTTCGCGATTGCCTTTTTAAGGCCAGAAGGCATTTTATTATCAACAAAGACAGGGTACCCGGTGCTTTTATCTACGTCCATATGCCCTCCTCGGCGTGAATGAATGCAACCATTCTACAATATGTGTTAGTGACTAACAAGAGCCAATCTTCCCTTTAATTCCAACCAATGATTTACTTGCGCAAATGGATAAAAAAGAAGTTGAAACGATCCTACGCCAATGGGTGGAGGATTTTGATAAGATGCGCATTGAAGAGCTTAGCCAGCCTGTGACTAACTATCAAATGAAGAATTTAGTGTGGGTACTAAGTAATGCTTTTAAGGAGAGTCCTCTTCCCGAGCCCGATCAATCGCTTCGGTAAAGCCTGTTAGAGTTGAAGCGCGATTCTCGTCGATTTCGGTTCCCTCATTTTGCCTTAAGATGGCGCGGCCAAGCCACTTAGCCATGTCCGCTGAGCCCTTCTCTAAAATTTTCCACTGATGATCTCTTAAACTTAGCTTACCCCCGGCCTTCTCCTCTCTGATGAGAGTTTGATAATTATCCCTCAGCACAGCTTCAGAACAGCCCAAGCAATGGGCCATTTCTTCATAAGTGCTGTGGCGAGCGGCCATACGCTTTAAGAGTTCAACGTTGATCTCTTTAAAAGGGCGCCCACGCTTTGGTTTTTGAAGGGGCTGTGGCGTTTTCTTGGGCATTAAGTTAGTTCCGAAGGGAGTTTTACTTTAAAGCAGAGTTTGAGAGCCAGCGTACAGTAAATTGCTATTGATCCAGAATGGATGGCGTCTCTTTCAATCCACTGCTCATCAACCAGTTCGTAATCTTGTATTTCCCCTCGAAGCTTCATGATTAGAAACTTTTTCCAAAGCTTTAGATATGCTACGGCCTCTTCTTTTTCTTCAAAATTAAGCTCTGAGTAACGAGCGTCTTCTCCAAAAAAGATAACATCCTTGCCATTCCATTTTTTCATTAGCATCCCTTCTTCATTGCTTTCTTGCCAATCTTGATAACTTTGTCACGCTTCTTATCGGCTTTTTCGAGTCCCTTGAGAGATGAAGCGACCTTTTTTGTCTCTTTTTCGATTTTCTTTATCTTTTTGTCCATGTTTCACCTTTGGGTATATGTGTAATTTAGGTTTAAAAGAGAAGCCCATACGGAATTTCTCAACTTCTTCTTCAATAGTGCTGCCAGATTTTAGAATAGCGCACATGTCCTGATGCCCTTCCAATTCATCCCAAAGTCTCCGAACCGCTTCTAGTAGTATAAAAATGGCCTGAACGGGAGAATAGAGCGTCTCGTTATCTAACGCTTGTCGTACATTACAGTTTGTGTCTTGAGCGAGTGCCTTCTTGAAAAAGGAAAGAAATTGTGGAAATGCTTCTTTTGGCTGATCTTTCTTTTTTTCTTTTTTCATACAGTTCCCCTAGTGGTTTTTAGTCAACTAGGGAACCATACATCCCCGTTGCTAGGACTTTATCCTTAGCAGTAGACTACGGCCACCTCTGTGGATGGCCGCAATACAGGGGTTATCAAATAAACATTTAAACTACAATAGAAAATATTTTAGTTAAGCCAGATGGCTTTGTTGTCTTTCTTGGAAATTTCATCAATCTTCATTTGAAGATCTACTACAGTATTTTTAAGCTCATCGTACCTCTTAAAGAACCCCCTTCTAAGTTTGTTCTGGGATTCTTTCAATTCGAAGATTTCCATTTGCATTTCAATTTCGCTTAGTGACTTGTTTTCAAAGAGATCTAGTTGCATATAAAAATTCCTTTGTTACACTGTGGGAAAAGACACAATACACTAAGGATAAATAATGAAACAACAAAAAGAATTATTCGTTTTTGAGGTTTGTTACCCCGATATTGCAGAGAATAAAATTGTCCCCGTAACTGCTGAAGACTTTTCTATTAATGATTATGGAAGTGTTATTTTTGAGATCGAAGGAAAATGTGTGTGTTGCTTCAGCAATTTCATATACGTAAGAAGAACCGACCCAAAAAGAATTCAACCTTCTTCAGATTTTACCAAACTTCAATTGCAGCTAGTCAGTAAAATCAAAAAGACTACTTCTTAGCGCCTTTCTTTCGAGCTTCGCTTAACGCTATAGCAATAGCTTGCTTGGGTTTATTTACAATTGGTCCTTTCTTAGACCCTGAATGTAAGGCGCCTCTCTTGAATTCCCCCATCACTTTCTTGATTTTAGGTACTGCTAATTTTTTCATTGTATCTCCTCAAAGTAGATTACTGTTCTTCCTGTTGTCTCTTCACACCACTGCTTGTCTCCGACAACTCGTGAGTTTTTGTTATCGTCTTTGATAACAATTCCCTTAAGAGTGTCTTCAGCGAATTTTAACAGGTTAGTGGTATCTGGTTTACGATCGTGCCATTTCTGAGAAAGCATTCTTTCTCTCTCTTTTTTAGAAGCGCTTTTGGGGACTGGTATATAGAATTCAAAGATAATTCTAAGTGTTTTATCAAGGGGGGATTTCTTCCATTGCTGCCTCAATTGCCCCTGAACGAATATCTTTTCTTTGTGACGAGGATTATAAGCTCGTCTACCAAACCCCTTATGAGCAGCCCAAGGAGTCGGGGTTCCTTCTATGGTTAGTTGAATCATAATGTCCAACTAATATTTTATTTATTGTATTATTTTCAACCTTTATTAACGTAAAATCGTTTGTCATGTTTTGTGTAACTATATCCTAGGACATCTCCTTTTCTTAAAAGAAATCTCTTCCCTATTTTGTATCCCGCCAATCTACCAAGTCTTATAGCCATTGTAATAGCAGGCTGCCCTATTCCCAGAAAAATAGCTGCCTGTTTGATAGTCATGTATCGGCGGAGATCATTCATAACCAAGATCTTTTAGCAAAACCTCCTTTTTTGTGCACTTGACAATCTTCTTAGCAACATTGATGCGAGGAGCCTTTCCGTCTATAACAATTCTACGGATGGTATTGATGGCTATACCGCTCCTTCTGGAAAATTCGGTAATGCTCTCATTCCTGTTATTCAAATATTCTTTTAGCTTTCTGATAATCAACCTCACAATATCAATTGCATGCATCTTACCAATCTTCCTTGTTTTGTCTCAAATTCTTTTTCTTGTTGCATGCAAATCGCCCTCTTGAGTTAATATGCAATTATGGGATTAAGATATGCCACTATTAGCGCCTGGGAGAATGCCGAACCAGATGATGACTACACACCTCGTAGAAGAGTTGTGTGGGAAACAGATGGGGAAGAGCTCTACAGAACAGTCGTTAGACAGGAAATAGAAGATAATGACAACTAAACATTTTACATATACACAAAATGCAGGGAAGGTGGTTTCACTTTTCCAACACAAAAACACACAAAACACGAAAGGAAAAATTATGAATGCATTTTTACCACAAGACTATGAAGCCCCAACAACCGCGGGCAACTATATGAAGCTCCAGCCAGGAGAAAATAAGATCCGAATTCTATCAGCGCCCCTCCTCGGTTGGGAAGATTGGACTATCGAAAAGAAGCCTGTTCGCTTTTCTTATGACCAAAAACCCGCCAGACCTATCGTTTCTGATCGACCTATTAAACATTTTTGGGCTGTGATCGTATGGAACTATAAAGAAGAAAAGATTCAGATTCTCCAGATCACGCAATCCTCTATTCGCGCATCAATCCAAGCTCTTTGCGAGAATGAAGACTGGGGCGCTCCATACTTCTACGATATCAAAATCACTAAGAAAGGAGAGAAGGTTGATACTGAGTATAATGTAGCTCCATCTCCTCACAAGTCTACAAATGAAGTGATCCGCAATGCTTTCGTCAATAAGCCTTGCAACCTTGACGCTCTTCTGTCAGGTAAAGATCCTTTCGCAGATATCCAAGATGGATTTACTTCAGGAATTTTTGAAGATTCCAATATACCCACTGAAATATCCGCTCCTACATTGAGTGTTGCTCAAGTTTCAATAATCATCAACCTTGCGGGTCAAGACAAAGATCTATTAGACAGGATCAAAGACGGTTATAAGGTCGAAGCTCTTTCTCAAATTCCTCAACAACACTTCGATGTGATCCAAAAGAACTTGATCAGTCGTAAAGGGGTTGCAAAATGATTCTCCTAGACATCGAACAAGACACTCCGGCATGGCATGACCTGCGCCGGACTAAGATTGGGGCGTCTGATGCCCCAATCATTCTCGGGAAAAGCCCCTACAAGAAGCCTTCCCAGTTAATGGAAGAGAAGCTGCTAGGGAAGAAAGGATATTCCTCACCCCAAATGCGTAGAGGGAAAGAGTTAGAGCCAAAAGTCCGTGAGTGGTACTGCCACAACCGAATGGAAGTAGTCCCAGCAGTAGCACAAAGTGAGAGCTATGATTGGATGATTGCATCTCTTGATGGCATCTCTAAAGACCATAAGGCCATCATTGAGATCAAGTGCCCCAATGAAGAAACATACGACGCCTTTCGTCGAGGTAACTTCCCTAAGCACTATGAATGGCAAATGCAGCATCAAATGGCTGTAACTGGCTTGGATGTATGTACTCTGGTCATGTCTGACGGGAAGAATCAATTGGATCTGGACGTTCCGCGAGATCGCAGCATGATCGACCAGTTGCTAGAGGCTGAGCATGACTTCTATCAGAAGATGCTCAATTTCGAGTACCCAAACGATGAATGCACCAAAGTGCAAGAAAGAGAAGATAAGGAAGCTTTAGAGATCGTGGATGCTATCGTAAAGGCGAAACAGTGGCTAGATACCGCTAAAGAGCAATACGACATCATTCGGGATGGGGCTATCTACCTAGCCAATGAAATTTCCTTTCGCTGCAAGGGTATTGTTGTGCGTAAGATGTTAGTCCAGGGATCAGTCGACTATAAGCGCATGATCAAAGATTACAACATCGATCCCGAAAAGTACCGCACACCCGGTCGAGTCCAGTGGCGCATCGAAGGCCCACAGGAGATTTAAAAAAGAGCGTCTTTTAGCCTTCCTTGCTGTTACGTTTTAACCAGTTGGTACAGGTTTTCAGCAATAACCTTAAGACGCTCTAAGTTCTTTGTAATAAAGAGGCCAGTCTATCTTAATCTGCGCTTTTTCGGCCATTCTTATGGCTGTTCCCACCATGTAATTATCAATTCTTTCACGATCATTACCTAATATTCCCTTAGAGTGTTGGTACTTGGTTGATTCCAATGCATTATGGAATATGTTTTCGGGAAGCATACTTAGCTTAAGTTTGTGTTTTAAGCTAAGTTTAGTTTTTTTTATGTAATCTGGGATCTCTATTTTCTTTTCTGAAGGCCCTATTTTTTCTTTTAGCCCTTTGCAGAAGACACCAGTCCCTCTACTAGTATTGGTTAAAACATAAGACTTACTATGTGTAACCCGTGTTGTAACCTCTATACTCCTAAACGCCTTACGATCAACCACATCAATCGAAAGGAGGTGGGAGGGTATTCCAATGACTTTGGAATGCTTGATGCCCCTTGAAGTGAGGTGCATCCACCCCAATCTTTGGAACTTGGCGAAAGTGGAGTTTATGTGTTTTCTAGAACACCCTACCTTTTCAGATAAGTGTTGCTGACTTGGAAATGCGTTAGGAAACTTCTTAACCCACCACACAGATACTTGCCATATCTTCTTTTGCAGGTGCCCAAGTCGATCATATTCAGAATAGAAGTCCCAATTGAGATCAGTACTTACTGTGAGATAGATGTCCATTACAGTTCCCTATTTTGGGAACCCTCTGGAAGCAGACTTGAATTTTTTCTGATTAATGTTTTATGTTTGCATTAAACAGTGAGACTTGTAAGATGGTCTCATTCATAACACCTGCGATAGTGTTTTGCCCTTGGGAGTGTCTGCTTCCAGGGGTTCTTTTTTTTCCCAACTTTAGTTTTTGCAGAGAAAAAGCACAACAAGATACTTGTGCTAAATTCTTTATTAAGGACGTGTAAAAGACTATTCAGATGATAAAACCACGAAAAGAGCGCAGCCAAGAATAACTGTGCACGAGAAAAAGACGAGCATCAAAACGATCAGTCCACCAACCATATTTATAACGCTCCTTGTGTTTTCCGAAAGGATTCTGCAATCCCATTACTTTCCTTCAAATATACAACCAATCAAGATTGCGATTGAAATAAAAAATTGATTCATAGAGGAACCTTGGATCTCAAAAAGTCTAATTCTTTTCTTAATTTCTGAATCTCATTCAGCAAAAGTGCAGGCATTTCATGATATTTTACCGAGTAAGGAGATCCCTCCTTATAAAGCACCAATTCAGGAAACACTTTCTCTACCTCTTCTGCGATTAGACCAAAACAGACTGATTTTTTTTCATCTGATATATAATTGAACTGTACTGGATGAAGATCAAGGATCGATTTCCCTTCTATTTCCTTGATATTTTCTTTTACTTTAATGGAAGAAACAACATTTCCCAGTTGTCCAGAAGAGCTACAAAGAACGGCGGCTCCAGTAACAGAAACTCCATCCACCCCAGTAGCATAAAAAGCTGTTTGCGTAGATCCATCGCCTATTCGGATAGTGTTGCTTTCAACAGCTCCTAAGTGGGCAAGATAAATATTGTTAGATTCAGTCCCTGTGAAATTTGCCCCAGCTGCAGCTCCTATAGCTATATTATTGCTACCACTAGTAAGTGAGCCAAGAGAAGAACCTACCCCTATATTCCCAGTCCCAGCATCAATTAATGCTCCGCAAAAGGTCCCTATAGTAACGTTGTTAAGTCCATTAGTTAAGGCGCTCAAAGATCCAAGTCCTATACCAACGTTTGGATTAGCACCAGAATTGGTAGCTGTGGTGTTCCCAGAGCTTGGACCCACAAATGTATTATTTCTAATGCTGGAAGCAAAAGGAGTTCCCCCTATGGAAATAACTCCGTTGCCTAAATTATCAGTAGCAGTCATGCTCAGATAATCGAAGGATGTCGTCAGAGTGGAAGAAGCTCCAGTAAAGAACGCCCCTGAAGCCCCCCCCGTCAAGGTAATTGAAGACCCTGTTGCGCTTCCAGAATCTCCATTAATGGTTCCTATTCCGCCAGATCCAGCCGATTGGAATGAAACAACTCCAGATCCATCGGTGGTTAAAACTTGGCCATTCGTCCCGTCAACTGTTGGAAATGTATATGCTTCGTTGAAAGTGACAGCTCCCAAGGTGCTGACTCTAAATCTTAATGCCCCTCCCTCAGGACCCTGAGGAGCGTTATCAGTATTTAAGCAAAAAGAGTTGCCCAGACCTGCATCACTAGAACTGGTTCCAAAGCTCCAGTAGATTGGAGAACCGGTATTATCATAAATTCCAGAAGAGAAGAATCCACTTTTTGGTCCTATAGATTCTGCAATGATATTAGAAAAATCAGCTGCATTTTCTTGGCGCAGAGTCAAATTAACTACTTCCAAGGGTGCATTTGAAGTGATAAAAAATTCAGGTGTATTAAATTGAAAGGCTGCCATGCCGCTTGGAGAACCAGCTGGATCTATTATAAATAATTCCGTTCCGGTAGAAGGACTTATCGTTGCAGAAGCAGATGAATTTAATTTCCATTGACGATTTGTTGTTGAAGTATCAATCCCCCATGAATACGATTGAGTTGATCCAACAGTAGCCTGATACCAGGCGTCCCCTGCGGTAGTTCCCGCGACAACAGCATTTACTTGAGCCTGAGAATTAGCAGTATTGCTTGTATTCGTGACAGTTAAAGTCTCAGTATCACCAGTTGTAACGCTTTGAAAACTAAAATCCCCTGTGAATGGAGAGGCCATATTTGTTGTCAGAGTGTTAGCTGTGCCTACGGTTGCTATTCCGTTTCCATTGGGAAAATTGACATTGCCGCCACCATCAGGGACTACTAATATACCTGACCCAGGAGTGATTGTATCAATTCCTGCCCCACCGCCAGAAAGACCGATAGTGATAGATCCGGCTCCATTAGTGATGCTTACGCCAGGTCCTTGTGTCAAAGTAGCTAGTACCGGATCGGCACCTGTAGAACCAATGGGAAGTTGGCCATTGGTAGCAACGCCAAGATTTGTGATAGTCGGGGTTCCTGCACCCACTAATAGAGAATGATTGGTAAGGCCAGTTAACTGAGTAGTGACTGTATTTAAGCTACCAATAGTAGTTATGCTTCCCGTTCCAATATCTGTAACCTGTCCTGATCCATTAGGCACGACAGGTGTAGTTCCGCTATTTGGCAGCAACTCTTTGACTGTACCAACCGTTCCAATGACGCTAGCCGTTAAAGTGCTACTACCAGGAACTCCAACTATATCAATCGTGGTTCCATCCCCTACAATATTTATATTAGAACCGGTGGGACCAACTGCACCACCCGAATTCCCAGTAAGCGTCATCACAGAAGTAGCGCTAGTTGCAAATTGCACCCAATTCGCTAGAACAGTACCGCTAGTAGAATCAAATGATACTAACTGCCACTGAATATCTGTCGAAGTATTAATCCATTCTTGATAGAGAACATAATTCACATCCAGATTAGTTGGGTCTCTGGCTTCTTGAACTGGAGCCCCAATAGTACTGGAAGCGCTGCCTATCGTATAGGCTTGTTGATTGGACGGTCTTACCATTATTTCACTCCTTCAGGTGGATAAGGAGGCCACCAATTAGACTGGCTTTCCTGAATAGTCACATTTACAACTCCTTGAACCATTTCCGATTGAGAAAAATGCGTGCCGTCTTCTCTAGTCCAACCATTTTCCAGTGGCATCAAAAAAAACCAAAGATCTGCATTACTATAGGAAGATTGTAGAATAGCCCAAATTTGAGTTCCTCTAAATGGCAGTCCCAAATTTGAACTTATCTGAGCATTGGCAATATCAATATTATTCTGAGTACCAGTGTAATACAAATTACTCATACAATATTCCATTTAGAGTAAAAATAACTGTTCATTTGCGTTCTTTCTAAAGAGCTTAATGCTCTATTGAATATGGTCATTTCACAAACTAAACCACTAAAAGGAATGATCATGTTTCCTCTGGTTCCTAAAAGCAACGAAGCATTAACTGGACTTTGCTGAGAAGCCGCTGTGTAAGGAGTACCCTGAGTAGTATTAACAACAGAGTAAGCCGAGTTTGATGGGGTAGTTTGTACAACTCCTTCATAAACAGCGTTTATTCCATCGTAATCTCCATTGACTCCAGCTACTAAAAATTGAGCCGTTGGGTTTACCGGAATAAATTGTACGGCCCCTGGAATTGGCGCAGTAGCATCGATGATAAATTCAAAGTTTCCAATGTTTGCCGAGGCTGACAATAAGCAAGTTGTTCCAGCAGCCGTATTAGCTACAATAAAAATGTCATAATCACTGTTTCTTATTAAAAGAATAGAAGTGCTGTTCGAACTCATATAAGAATTATTGAACAGCAAACCAGCCCCATTAACAAAAATAGGTTGGGAAGCTCCAGAAATCTGAGATAAGTCGTTTAAATTCCCACTTTTATCTACCCAAGTAGATATGGAAGAGAGGTCGGGAGGCAGAATGCCGTCCCCATTAGGGTCATCCCCATCTACCCAAAGCTGTAATCCACTTAAATCGGTGGGAGAAAATGGAATAGCAGATTGGACATTTGCCCACCATTGACCAAGCATGAAATCAACTTCCTTATGCTGTTAGATTTCCAACAAGTTCCCAAGTATTGGTTGCGCTTTTCTTTAAAGACGCTCCTGTATATTGCGCAACTATTTTAAGATTTCCAGAAGCGCTATTGATCGTAACGCCAACTGCAGCAGCAATACCTACTTGGCCTGAACCCTGTTGATAAACGTCGATCTCTGTCCCCACCGGAAATGCAATCGTAGCATTTGCAGGCACTGTAAGCGTTGTTGCGCTCCCACTATTGCAAAGCTGCCAAGTATTGGCGTCAGTAATTGCAAACGTGTTTGATCCAGTTTGTGTGACAATTGGACGAGCCGCGTTAACATTCGCAGAGAATACAGGATCTGCAGAAACGCCTTGAGAAATGAGTGGATTTCCAGAAATAGTCCCTGGACCAGCAAATGCTACAGGACTTGTCCCTTCACCAATAAGAACAGCGTGAGCTGTTAATGTTGTATCTCCAGTTCCTCCTTGAGGAACAGGCACAGGAATTGTACTAACCCCTCTATTACCACCTGCCTGTG